CGCATGTTACAAGATGGTTCTGTAGGCGTAGTTGTAGAAATTAAGGGAGAAGTTAAATTTTGTAGTTACTGTCCTGCTGTTAGCATATGTAAACAAGCTAAAGGCTACATAGCTGCAGGTAGATTAGTAGTTTAAAAGGAAGCAATATGAAAAGTTTTGAAGATATGGACTATTTTGTCCCACAAGAAAAACTAGTTAGAACTTTAATTCAAAAAACACAAAATAATAATCCTTTATTTTTTCGTATATTAACTGTTTATTATTTTTCTAAAATAGCTTCAATGATGCGTGTCAATGTTAAGACAATGCACCAGGGAACTATACCTGTAAACACATACGCTATTAATCTTAGTGTGTCTGGCTCAGGTAAAGGTTTTAGTACTAATATTCTTGAAGAAAATGTTATTCATTTATTTAAAGAACGTTTCTTAAGTGAAACATTTCCAGCATTAGCGCTCCACAATATACATAAAGAAGCTATACGTAGAGCCCCAAGACGCAATATGTCTACTGATGAAATGGAAGAAAAATTAACCAAAGAATTTGAAATGCTAGGCCCATTATTGTTTAGCTTTGATTCAGGTACTTCACCTGCTATCAAGCAAATGCGTCAAAAATTACTAATGGCAGGTATTGGCAGCATTAATTTAGAAATTGACGAAATTGGCTCTAATCTTGTTCACAATACTGATGTATTAAATTCATTCTTAGAATTGTACGACGTAGGTAAAATTAAAGCTAAGCTAATTAAAAATACTGCAGAGAATCTGCGTAGTGAAGAAATTGACGGTAAAACACCAACTAACATGATGCTTTATGGAACTCCCAGTAAGCTAATGAATGGTGGAAAGACTGAAGAAGAATATCTATCTATGCTTGACACAGGTTACGCAAGACGTTGTTTGTTTGGTTACTCTACTAAAGTATTAACAGACATCAATGTTACTCCAGAAGACTTGTATGACATGCTAACTGATAGCTCGTCAGACACTGTATTAGATGATTTAGCAATTAGTATGCACAAGCTTGCAGATCCTATTAATTTTAATAGTGAGCTAGCGTTATTAAAACCTGAGTCCCTTATTCTTTTAGAGTATAAGCAACTATGTGAAAGTCGTGCTCGCAATATGCGTGAATTTGAAGAAATTCAAAAAGCAGAGATGAGCCATAGATATTTTAAAGCACTTAAACTTGCTGGAGCTTATGCATTTATTGATAGTAGCTCAACAGTGACCTCCGGCCACTTATACAGTGCATTTAAGTTAGTAGAAGACTCTGGTGATGCATTCGGAAGAATGCTTAACAGACCACGTACACACGAGCGTGTAGCTATATACTTAGCAGATGTTCGCAAAGAAGTAACCCATGTAGATCTTATGGAAGATTTACCTTTCTTTAGAGGAGGTGCGGCTCATCGCAAAGATATAATGAGCCAAGCTATTGCATGGGGTTATCGTAATAACATAGTTATACGTACTTCCTACTCAGATAGTATTGAGTTCTTTAAGGGAGAGACAATGGACGAGTCAGATTTATCTAACTTAAGAATATCTTATTCTACAGACATTGTTAATAATTATGAGCCTGAGTATGCACCTTGGGATCAGCTGCACCATTTAGTTAGTTCTGCTGATTATCATTACGCAGCTCATCACTTTCAAGATAAGTATCGTACTTCTGATAAAGCCATACCTGGTTTTAATCTAGTTATTCTAGATATAGATGAAGGTACTTCATTGAAGCAAGCTAAAATGCTTTTAAAAGATTACAAAGCATTCTTTGCTACAACTAAGCGACATACAGACGAGCTTAATCGTTTTAGAATTATAATGCCTCTTACACATACTGTTAAATTAAATACTGCACTATATTCTAAATTTATGACTAACTTGTTTGAATGGCTACCATTTGAAACTGACCGTTCTACTAAAGATATTGCACGTAAGTGGGAATCTTTTCCAGGAGAACATTCTTACCAAGAGGGTAAGTTACTTGATGCATTAATGTTTATCCCTGATACAAATAAACAAGCAGAACAACGTCAGAAAATTATGGATCATGCTTCTCTATCTAATTTAGAAAGATGGCTGTTGCTTAACGCAGGTGTGGGTAGTAGATCTAACACACTTATTAAATATACATATGTCTTAGTAGATGGTGGTCATACAATCGAAGGCATTCGTAATGCTGTAATAGCTTTTAACCAAAAGATGGACAGTCCATTACCTCAAGAAGAGCTTGAAAAAACAATTTTAACTACGGCCATGTCGGCTGTAACTAAACGGGATTCGGAGTAATTACATGAAATTAAACGACAACCTGGTACTTATATCAGGTAAGAGTGCCACGGGTAAATCAGCTAGTCTGATGAACATTCAAGATCCTGATGGGGTCATTTATTTAAATTGTGAAAATAATAAAAAATTACCTTTTCGGAGTAACTTTAAAGAGTTTGGCATTACAGACCCATTACAGGTCTATGAAGCTTTTGAAGAAGCCGAAAAAATGGACGATTACCATACCATTGTTGTAGATAGTTTAACCTACATGATGGATATGTTTGAATCATATTACGTGCTTAACTCATCTAATACGATGAAAGCATGGGGCGATTATGCCCAATTCTTCAAGAAGTTAATGAGTAAATATGTTGCTGAATCCTCTAAGAATGTGATCTTTATTGCTCACACCTCTGACATCATGAATGATGCCGAGATGGCGATGGAAACACTTGTTAAAGTGAAAGGTTCTCTCATGAACCAAGGCATTGAGTCCTATTTCTCTACTATAGTTAGTACAAAAAAGGTAAATCTCAAGCATTTGAAAAAGTATGAGAGCGACTTACTGGAAATTACTCCAGATGAAGAAGAACTAGGCTTTAAGTACGTCTTCCAAACTCGTATCACCAAAGATACAGTTAACGAGCGTATGCGAGCTCCGCTCAGTATGTGGTCTACTAACGAGACATTTACTGATAACAATATACAGTTGGTTATTAACCGACTTCACGAATACTATATCTAATACAGGTACTAAAATTATGGATTTTCTAGAAAAATTAAAAACTTCTGCAGACATTGTAGGTGAAACCAACACATTAGGTGGAGGTGGTGGCGTTCTTGAATCAGGTGCTTATGAAATGACAGTTGAAACTGCTTATTTCGATACATCATCAGGTGGTGCAACAAGCTTAAATCTTGTATTTAAGTCTAATAATGGTCAAACATTACGTCAGACTATTTACGTAACATCCGGTACTGCCAAGGGCGGTTCAAATAAGTATGTTGATAAGCGAACAGGTGAGAAAAAGTATCTTCCTGGATTTAACACAGCTAACTCTATTTGTTTGTTGGCTACTGGTGAAGAAATTTCTGCTCAAGAAATTGAAACTAAAACTCTTAAAATCATGGACTGGAATGAGCGCAAAGAAGTGCCTCAGCAAAAGTCAGTGGTTATGACTCTCTTAGGTAAAGATATTACTCTTGGCGTTAAGAAAGTTATTGAGAATAAACGTGAACAAGATGCATCTGGTGCATGGGTTTCTGCTTCAAGCGGTGAAACACGCACTCTTAACGAGATTGATAAAGTCTTTCGTGCAGGTGATCATATGACTACTCCTGAAATTCTTAATGAAGATACTAGTGCAGAATTCTACACAAGTTGGGTAGCTAAGAACACAGGTGTTAACCATGATAAATCTCTTGCTAAAGCAGGTGAATTTGTTGCTACTGCATCTGCATCTAGTGGTACGTCAGCAGCTCCTAAGAAGAGTTTGTTTGCCTAATGCAGAAGACATTCTCTTCTCCGTTGAGTGTTCTGGTTAATAGGCGAGGAAGGAAGTTTATCCTGAATCTAAATAACTATAGGAACACTCACTATCAGACACTTAATAAAGCAAAAATCGTATATAAAGAAGATATGCGAGACCAACTAGTTGGTTCTAAGTTTAAGTGTCCGATAGAGGTTGAGTATTGTCTAATGCCCAAAACAGCCCGTAGAACGGACTTAGGTAATGTGCTGTCCGTTCATCAGAAGTATTTTGAAGACGCTCTTGTAGAGCTCGGATGCATACCTGATGACGACTATAAGCACATAGTCCGTACTACTTTTGTATTTGGTAAAAAAGATAAAGATAATCCACGAGTCATCATTAAAGTTAAGGAGTTGTGATGGACATTAAAATGAAAACCGAAGATGTGCAAGAAGCCATCCGGGAGTATTATATAAGACGGGGGTATTCTAGAGATCAATTAATAGATATTCACGTTAAAGGAGGTCGTAAAGTTAAAGGCAATGATGTGCCTAATAACGGTACGGTAGAGTTAACTTTAAAGGACGCATACATTTGTCCCATTGAAGATGACATTATACCTCCTCCAACATTTAACGCAGCATCTGAAGATGTAACTAGCATTGTTAACGACTTAGAAAATATTATGGATAATAAACCTCCTGAATTGTCGGAAGACAAACAGTTAGAAATGTTGTTAGAAATTGCCGGTGATTTACCAATGAATGTAGCTGAACCAGTTACAGCTGGTAGTAAATTTAAGAGTCTATTCTCATGAAATCATTTATAACAAATATAAAAGTACTGCTAACTACTGGTTTAATCTTTGGATTAATTGTAGCTGCACCTTTTATGATTGTTATAGCCGGTATTTTTTTCTCATTATTAGCAGCCTGGTTTGTAGCCAAGCTGCTATTTATGGATGACGATACCAATTAATCTTTGCTGGGTAAGAAATTCTTACCCATTTCAATACCACTTTGAGTAAACGCATCGTCTAAATGAGCAAAAGGACTCTTTAATATGTTTAAACTCATATCACTTGGATCATCTATATTCATATTTATAAAATCTTCAAGAAATATTAACATTAACCCTTCAACAGGTCTTCCTTTCATCATTTTATAGATTACTCGTAACATCCTCATAGGATATTTAGTAAACATAGTAATTCCAGTCTCATTCATGTACTGAAGAATTTGATGATCAGGCATGTCATAGTTAACAAACAAATCCCTTACAAGGTTTTCTGTTTCATCCTTACCAATCCCTTCTATTTCAGTCTTATATTTAAAGACTGCCTGCCTTGCAACAAAATCACTATATTGAGTAGTTTTTAACAGTAGCTTAAACATTGATGTGTCATCTGACATATATGTATATCTACTAACATTTTTTACACCACTATAAACTTTTTCTAAAGTTTTATTCTTACTAGCAAATTTATCCATCTTTCCAGAAAGAGCGCTTGCATACGAATATGGATCAGATTCAGCATCTATTTCTTCTGTTATGCTCTGAAACATGCCTCTTTTTATTAATTCGCGTACTGAGCTGTTATTAATAGATTTCCAATAAGAATCTATTGAACTTTGCGCATCTTTCATACCTTGGACATCATTTAAAGCTTTTGCAGTTTTTAAAGATGATTTAGCTACAAATAAAGCTCGTTTAGTAGTCATGTAATCATTTAAATCTTTTGCAGCTCTTAACTGTTCTTTGATCATATACTCTATCGGAACACCATTTAACCAGCCAACAATAGTATTAGAAAAAATGTTGTGATACAAAACAGATCCTGTCTTTATAACAATATTCTTTTTAGCCATAGAAACTATTTCTTTCCAAATTACTTCGGCAATTTTAACTACCCTGTGATTTAGAAAAGGTAAATTAGCAATACTTAAAGATCTTTGACCAAATAACACATCAATATATTTTTCATCTATAACTATTGAATCTGTACCAAATATTTTTACAATCATTTTTCTAGTTTCTGCAGGAAGTAAGCTGTATAACTCACGATGTTTTGCTTTACCAGATTTAAGACCTATTTTAACAAATTCATCAGATCTCTTTAAAAAGTTTTCATCTGCGTCGGCTTTCATAAGCCTTAAAGCTTCTTCATTTACTAATGAAGTTTGAACTTTATCTTCCATGCTACCTACTGCAGCACTTAAAACAAAATTAGCTCTCATATCCTGTTTTAATACATTAACTTTTGTATGATCA